GAGCTGGTGAAAGGCCAGGCGCTCCTGATTGCAGCTATTACAAAGTAGCCCGACTTAACAGCCATCAAGCCCCGCCGCGTGCGGGCTTTTTCGTTTCTATCCAAGAGGAAAACACCATGGCCGCACGCTTCCCGCTGCCGAACGGCGCTATCGTTGAGATCGCCATGACCCTGGGGACTGCCATTCCCTTCACTGCAATTTCCAACGCTGCGCCGCCAGTCCTGACCGCCGAAGACCATGGTCTCGACACGCAGGACGTGGTGCTGATCGACTCCGGCTGGGCCAAGCTCACCGACCGTGCCGCTCGGGTGGCCAACGCGCTGACTGACAGTTTCGCGCTTGGCGGTGTGAGCACCGCTGACGTGGATACCTTCACCCCCGGTGCCGGCCTGGGCTCCGTCATCCCCGTCACCGACTGGGTGCAGATCTCCAAGGTCACCGGTTTCACCCCATCCGGCGGTGAACAGCAGTTCCTGACCGTCGGATACCTGGAGGATGATGATGACCGTCAGATGCCAACCAACCGAAACCCGATCAGCCTGGCCATTGTGGTCGAGGACCAGCCCACCGCCGCCTATGTTGGCGCTGTAGAGGGTTACGACGAAACCAAGGAGCTGACTGTGGTGCGCCTGAAGTTGCGCAACGGTGACCAGATCCTCTATCCGGGCTATGTGAGTATCACCACCACCCCAACCATGGAGCGGAATAACCTGATGACCCGCACCATCAGCGTAGGCCTGTCCGGCCGCCCATTGCGCTACCTGAAAGCGGCCTAAGGAGACCCCCATGGCGAAGATCAAGATTGCGCAGAACCCGACGTTCACCGGCGTGGTAAAGGTTCCGCGTTTGGGCGGTGAGCCGGAGTCGGTTGAATTCGAGTTTCGGTATCTCGACCGTGATGCTCTGGCGGATCTATACGACGGCTGGAACAAGGCCATGGAGGCCAATGCCGAGAAAGCCAAAGCCGAAGACTGGACCCTGAAACAGTACACGGCCTGGCAGATTGAACTGCAGGTCGAGCAGGTCAAGGCTGTGGTTGTCGGATGGGCCTTTGAGGACGAGTTCTCAGACGAGGCAATCCTTGCCCTGGTGAAAACCTGCACCGGTGCTCCCCAGGCTGTCATCAATGCCTACCAGGAAGCGTACAACCCGGCTCGCCTGGGAAACTGAGGGCGGCGGCCCGGTCGCTGTATGAAAGCGGCCCGTCCGCCAACCAGCTGGCCGCGCTGGGTCTGACGCTGGACGACATCGAGGATGAGTTGGTAGAGATCTGGCCCGACTCTTGGCGGTCCTTCCTGCTATTCGAAGCTATGGGTACCCAGTGGCGCTTGGGGCAGGGCGGGCCGTCCGGCCTGGATTACACCGCAGTGCAGGCTACAGCCTCGATGCTGGGTATTAAGCGTCGCGATCTCGGTGGGATCTTTCCTGACTTACGAATCATGGAGCATGAGGCTCTAGCTGTTATGGCGGAGGCGCGAGAGTGAGCGCCAACGGATGCGGCAACGTGATAAATTGCGAGCATTATGGAAACAGTCCGGAGGAAAGGATGTTCTTTGTCAGATTCGTGGTACTGGCGTTCTGCGCTGCGTTCAGCGTATCTATGGGTCGAGAAGTTGCGCTGAATTCGTTGGGGCAGGCTATTGCGTTCAGTGCGGTCATCTTTGTGCCGGCGCTCTATCTCCTTCCAACCTATGAGGCCTGGTCTAGAAAGCAGGCGAATCTGCAGTCGATCGCAGCGCTTAATCTTTTTCTTGGCTGGACCGTAATCGGCTGGGTTGGCGCGCTCATCTGGGCCTTCAAAAAGCCCGAGCCTTCGGTTCACCCCGTCACCGGTGCAGCTGCCCAAGATTTGATTCAGCCAGCTCAAGCCCCTGATGAATACAAGGTTTGCCCATTCTGCGCTGAGCAGGTGAAGGCGGCCGCGATCAAGTGCAAGCACTGCGGTAGCGATCTCCAGATTGCGTAAGTTGCCGCAGCTCGCCTAAACAAGCCGCCTTCGGGCGGTTTTTTGTTGTCCGGAGATAATTATGACCACCATTGCCGATCTTGGAATCCGGGTTAACTCCGGCGATGCGCTGGAGGCGGCCGACAACCTGGATCATCTGGTCGATGCCGGTGGAAAAGCAGAGGTATCTGCTGGAAAGGCCGGAAGGGCCTGGGAGGTCGCGCTTCAAGGCATGCGCGGCGATACTCGTCAGATCGTTACCGAACTGCAGGCGCTCAATGCGAAGCAGGGCGAATTGGCCCAGCAGATGACGACCGTAGGCCGCGCAGTGGGCGCGGCTTCGGCCGCATTCACCGCAGCGGCAGCAGGCCTCGCGTCGATGCGGTCAGTCGCGGAGCAGGCAGGGCAAGCCCAAACCGCCCTGGGCAGCTCTACCGATGAAGCAGTACAAGCTGGTCGTCGCGCATCTGAAAGCGCAGAGGAACAGCAAGCGAGAATCCTCGCTGTAGCCCGCGCATCACTGGAGGCGAGCGATTACACCCAGACCCTTGCCAGAGCCACGCAGCAAGCGACCGATGCCAGCCGGCAGGCGAACAGCGTCCTATCTGATCGTGCAGTCCAGCAGGCCGCTGTAGCGTCCCGCGTACAAGCGATGATGGCGACCGAAGAGCGCCTTGCGAACTCTAGTCAAGCGGCAGCCAATGCGCAGCGCGAACAATCGCGTGAGCTCGACGCTTTGCTCGGAAGAATCGACCCTACTGTGGCCGCACTTGGCCGTCTGGACGAAATGGAACGCAGGCTGCAGGGCTTTCAGTCGTCCGGCGCATTGGATAAGGACACGTTCGGCGAATACAAGACCAGAATCGACCAGGCACGAGAAGCCCTTGGAGGGGCTGACTCGGCCCTCAGCAGAACAGGAATGACCGCCAAGGCTACGGCCGCGGCCCTGCGTAACGTTCCAGCTCAATTCACCGATATTGTGGTCTCGCTCCAAGGTGGGCAAGCCCCGCTTACCGTTCTGCTGCAACAAGGCGGTCAACTCAAAGATATGTTCGGGGGCATTGGTCCGGCTGCAAGGGCCTTGGGCGGCTACGTCGCAGGCCTGATTACCCCATTCACCGTGGCCGCGGCCGCCGTGGCAGGTCTTGGCTACGCATTCTATAAAGGGTCAGAGGAGGCAGACGCATACAACAACTCACTAATCCTCACTGGCAGGTCCGCTGGTCTCACCTCTGATCAGCTTGGTGCCATGGCCAGGCAGATCAGCTCCACGGTTGGAACAACCGGCGCTGCTGCCTCGGCGCTGGCCAGTATCGCGGGAGGAGGGAAGATTGCCGGTGATAGCTTCCAGCAGGTAGCCCAGGCTGCAGTATCGATGGAGGAAGCAACTGGCCGTGCGGTATCGGATACGGTTGCCGAGTTCGTAAAACTGGCGGATGACCCCGTCAAGGCCTCGGCATCTCTGAACCAGCAGTATCACTATCTTACCGCCTCGGTGTATGACCAGATCACTGCCCTGGAGCGACAAGGGCGTCATGCTGAAGCAGTGAAGCTGGCGACCGACGCTTTTGCTGATGCGATCAATGAGCGAACCCCGAAGATCATTGAGAACCTGAGCTTCTGGGAGCGCGGCTACAATGCCGTGGCCAAAGCCGCGGACCGATTGAAGGATATTGGCCGGCCAAACATTGATGATGACATTGCGCGCATGGAGGCCAACCTGGCCAGCGCCCAGCGTGGCGATGTTGGATTCTTCCAAGACCGGCAACAGATGGTCGAGTACTACACCGACGAGCTTCAGCTCCTCAAGGACAAGAAGGCGGCCCAGGAAGAAAACGCCAAGTACGACAAGGATCAGGCCGACGCTGAGGAGCGAACGCAGAAGGCCATGGCAAAGGCAGACGCCTTGGAAAAGTCAGCATGGACTAACGCTCGCAAGCGTACAGAGGCGCTCAAGGAATACGAGCGGGCGCTTGATGTCATTCGTCAGAAGAATCCCAACGACTCACGACTAGCGGAAGACACCGTTGCGAGGGTGCGCGCAAACATCGCTGAGCAGTACAAGGATCCGAAAACCGCTGCGTATCGTGAAAGCGCAGGCACCCGGGCGCTTGACCAGGCTCGTCAGCAATATTCGGTGCTCCAGCAGCAGAATGCCCTGATCGGCGCGCAAGTTGGCGAGCAGCAGAAACTTGGCGAGGCTGGCCAGGCCCTAGTGAAGTGGGAGCAGCAGCTGGCGGACATCAAGGGAAAGAAGACCTTGACCGCCGACCAGAAGTCGCTACTGGCCAACCAGCAGCAGGTCACCGCCCAGCTCCAGAAGAATGCCGGGCTGGAGAAGGAGATGCAGCTGCGCAAGGTGTCCATGGAGGAGGCGCAGAAGCTTGCGGCATTCCAGGGCAACCTGAACAGCCAGCTGCAGCGCGCATCGCTCGGTCTCGACAGCAATCTGGCCAGCATGGGCCTGGGAGATGTCGCCCGGCAGCGCATGCAAGAGCGGTTGAGCATCGAGCAGCAGTACCAGCAGCAGATGGACAACCTCCAGCAGCAGCGCAACGAAGGCCGGATAAGCGAAAGCCTCTATGAGAAGGAAAATCAGGCCCTGCAGAAAGCCCTGGATTCGCGTTTGGCGAGGCAGGAGAAGTACTACCAGGATGTAGACACCCAACAGCAGGATTGGTCGCTTGGCGCGCGCTCGGCCTTCTCCACCTACCTCGAGCAAGCTCGCGACGTGGCGGGGCAGACGCGCACACTGTTCGGCAATGCTTTCACCAGCATGGAGGACGCGGTGGCGAACTTCGCCATC